TATTCAAATGTTTCGTTGTAGTAATTTGACGCTCCTGAATAGGCATTTGAAATAGTTTGACCATCTACATACGCTTCTTCAATTTCCTTCTGATGCATCTCCCTTACCTCCTTGAGTGCCGCATTCCACTCCCACTTATCTCTTGGAGTTTCCCACAGTCTTTCGAAGAGGACATCTACTGAGGTTTGCTTCTTCTCACTCATATTTTATTTTTTACGATCCGCAATAAAGACATCCCTCGTCATCATCATCGATTGACTTGGCTTCGTTATGTACACGGATTGCTTCCATTTCTACCTGTTCTTTTGTCCATGTTGGATTGAATACAGCGATTTGGGATTTTAGAAAGTTTAGTTTGTTGTCCATAGTTAGATTTTTAGCGGCTCCAAATTTATTAGGTTAGCCGCCTATCCCTAATACTATTTATACTCTATTTCTCTTTAGCTTTTCTCTGATCTTGCTCTTCTTCTGCTCCGCCTTGTTTACATGCTTGACGAACTGCTCCGAAGGAACGTGGTAGCCAATCTGTTTTAGATCTATGACTACCTGGTTTATCTTGGCGCGGAAGTCGGCGTTGTACATCAGGTAGTTGTCTACCGTGTTGAGATGGTGGATGACCGAGCTATGGTGCATCTTTAGCGTTTCCGAAACTAGTCGGTGCGTGCAGCCCAATGTGGTTTTAAGAATCCACATATACGACCTCTTCGCGTCAATAATATTACTATTCCTCTTCCTGGACATAATTTCTTCCGGGCTTGTATTGAACACAGCCGCACAAGATGACAGGGCTATGTTTATAAACTGGTCCGGGTTATCCGAAATGTCAAGTGTATTGTTAATGCCTTCGAGCATGCGTCTTGCATCCGACTGTAGTGTGTCGGTTTCGCCGTTTACAATTGTTTCCAAAAACTGAATGATTAGATGTGGTTTAACACACGATGTTAAGTCAGATATCATAGCTCAAATTCCTCTTGTTTAAATTCCGTGCTAAGATAGGAAGTTTTGTTAAGTTTTCCAACTATATAATATCTACCGCTCGGAACATCATACTGCATCTCGCGACTGCCCTGACGTCCCCAATGTTTGAACTTTACCTTTTGCACAAAGATTTCGGGCATTGAACCACCATCCTCGAAGAAGTGTCTGTATACCGATATACCATTGTCGCACTTGTTGTAGAAGTGGGCGGACCCAGCCATATCGTATAGGGTAGCTACATTGTACTGCTGCGTCTTTGGGTCACGCGACATCTTGGTAGGGTGGGCCACCACGAAGGCGTGTACGCTATACTTTCGGCAGAAGCTGATTAACTTATCTAGCTCCTTGGATATATGTTGGGTTTCCGACGTCTGATAGGTGTGGTCAAGCTTGTTCCACGCATCGATGATGATTGCGTTTATCCCATACTTCTTAACTAGACTCTTGGCATGTTCAATTATGCTGTCCAAACTATTATCCTCCTCAGGGGCTATGTAGAAGAAGTTATCACGGCAGTAGTTCATGGCGGCTATGATTTCTCGGTCCCCCATATCGTTAAACGCCGTTCCTACTAGTTTGCTAGCCACCTTCGAGAAGTGGAGCTGAAGTGGGTAGTTCTCAGGCGAGAAGATTCCAAACCTCCATCCGTGTCTAACTGAAAGATCAACCATTATCTGATCTAGGAATTCCGACTTACCGTGGTTAGGTATTCCTGTAACTCCTGTAACATATCCAGGAACAAAGGTTAGCAGTTCATTAAACGCATCAATTGATATGTCGCATCCTGGCTTTAAACCTTCACGTCTTAATCTCCAAATGTCGTCTGCTATGCCGTCTATAGTTACGATTCCCTCTAACGGATATTCTTCAGCGGCTTCCAATGTTTCAGGAAGCATTAACGGATCCGTCATTAGAAGCTCATTAGCGTCCTTTTTCCCGAAGAATGATATCTTCCTACACCTGTCCTTTCCGAAGCGTCTAGCAAGCTCCTCTTGAAGCACACGGCCGGGTTCGTCATCGTCTGTTGCAAGGTAGATTGTCTTTACATCCTCAAATCGGTCAATGCAGTTGTCGACATACTGCAGTCTATTATTCTTTGAAGCTCCATTAGGAACGGACACAACTGATGTTATTCCAACCTGATGATAGGCCATCGCGTCTAGTTCCCCTTCCGTAATGACAACAAAATCTTGACTAATGCTATCTAAATTATAGAATATCAGTTCCGCATCCTTGACAAGTCGAAAGTTCTTCTCAGCATCTCGGTACTTGATGTTGATTAACTCTCCATCGCGGTAGTAGTTAAACATAATGCAGTTCCTCTCCTGCGCAACTTGGGGGAAGAACATCCTTCCAGCTTCCACATTGAAGTCAATTAGCGTAGATGAATTGATTCCACGCTCCTTGAACCAGTTAACAATCTTATCGGGAAGAGAGGTTGGGTTGGATGTAGGTACAGGACGCGTATATCTCTGAATCTCCTGATCCTCAACCTTGCGTACAAAGCGTGCGTTGCAGTGGTTGCAATGACCAACACCTTCTATCGTGTTGAAGCTCATGCACTTAACATTCTTCTTCTTCCTGTCGCCAGAGCATACAGGGCAGGACATGCTGTTCTCACCACGTCTTTCTGCGTTGATGATGTATGTCTTTCTATTTTCTAGGTTATAAATCTTTTCCGATGCCATCGCGTTCCTTTTGTATTATTTCTTTAACTGTATCCCAATAGAACCTTTCGTTCTTATATTCATCACTCATCTCTTTGGTGGCGGCCATTAGTGCCATCCATCCAAGTGTGTTTGTCATTTCGTGTGCAATTTTGAAAGCCGCCTCTAATCCAAACTGATTAACAAGCCGTATTGCCTTATTCCTCGGTGTCATCATATTATCCCTTTTTAAATCCTATTGGTCGTGTTTGATAATGCCATACTCCATCAACTAGCTGCTTGAGAACATCCTCGTTGTAGTGGCGGTATTTATTAAATCCTTCATACTGCTCCGGGTTCTCGACTTCAAATTTAAGCTTTGAAACGTCAATCTTGTCCTCCGGCTTGAACCAAAGTTGCATCTTCATCTTCCAGTTCATAACCTGCTTGTTGTTCTTGTCCTTCCAATCGTTCGAGTTGTAGTAGTTAAATGCCTGCTCACCCTTTGAAGGAGAATATCCCTTTTCAAGAAAGTACTGCTTAACTTCATCAACAGTTGGTGGAACAAATTCATTCGCCGCCTTCTTTCTTTTTATATTTTCTTTATTAATATTCTCTTTTGGTTGTTCTAAAGATATAGTATTCTTAAGTGTACCATTTTTTGGTACCGGGGTAGTATCAAAATTTGGTACCAGGGGGGTATCATTTTTTGGTACCCCTACCTTTTTAGTAGAAGCAGGTTCGGAGTCATCATACCAATCTTTGTATTCAGCAGAATCGTGCGGAGCTTTATACATCATATATATCTCACTTGCCGGGCTTGTTGTGGAGTTTATAAAAGGAATTTTGATTAGATACTTAGCTTCGCTTAGCTCTTCAACAACCTTGTAAAATGTTGTCATTGATTTAATATTCATAGCTTCCATTGCCTGCTTTCTTGTCCAAACAAAACTACTATCGTGACTTGTCGCCCACATAACAAAAACACGAGCTTCACACGATAATTTGTTATTCCGTATTAGATTGTTTGGAACCCTAGAGTATCTTAGCTCCCTTTCTTTTGCATGCCTTCCAAAGTGCGATTCGCTTTCCATATTATACTTTTTGTAAAAAATAAACCCCGTAACTTAGGAGTGGTAGCAGACACGTCCTAAATCACAGGGCTATTATAATGTTTTTCGTTAGCTGCTACTCTAACCGTCTTTCGACATGGCAAATATACAATCAAAAAATACGAATGCAACAAATAAACATATAAACACCGTGTTAATAAAAATATTTTGGTAAATGTAGAACAACCATGTATATTTGTGGAAAATTATATATCATGTTTAATATTACAGGAAAAGTGGTAGCAGTCGGAGAAAAGCAAACTCGCGGCAATTTTGATTTTATTGAGTTCGTACTTGAGAACTCTAGAGAAGTTGGTGGAAACACCTACACGGACACATACGCCTTCACAATTGGAGGTAAGTCACTTGATAGCGTCATGACGCCAGTTGTGGGCGATGTATCTGATGTAAAGTTTAACATTCGTTCAAAGGAGTACAAGGAAAAGTACTACACTAGTTTGAATGTCTACTCAATAGAGGTGAAGGAAGCGGCTCCCAAACAGACAGGAGGGAAGAAGGCAGCCCCGGTACAATCAGATGATGATTTACCGTTTTAAGTTGATTGAGCGAAAGGGGGGTTAGACCCCCTTTTTTGTTTTTGTAGATATTAACATCTAGCACCAATGTCGAATAAAATACATAATTTCGTCAATATGTCAAACAACTTCGCTATAGATAGTAACGGCATGTTGCACTGCTTCATTCTAATGGAGTATGACATGGACGAAACACGAGAGGATGGTGTTGTTGCCGAGTGGTCGCCCTGCTATTTTGCAATAGCCGACATTTTATACATAGCCAACAACTTAAACTCGAAGGGAGGAATATCATTAAAATCTACTCTTGTAACCTTAATAGCAGGACAGACGCTAACCCTTAGAGGTAATGCTAAAGAACTTGCTATGATATATAGCAGTTTCCTCTCAGGAAGAGATAAATACAAATTCAATTAAAATGCCGCGTAAAAAAACACCCACAGGTGAACTTGCCGTTAAGTATTTGAAGAAATACCCAAAGCTTCCAATAATGACTATTGCCAAGAAGATGTATGCTGATCACGAACTTCTTTTTAGCAGCGTAGATCATGCACGTTCAATTCTTAAAAACCATGCTGGATTGGGTGGTAAGGAAACAAGAAAAAGTGTAGATCCTGAATTGCAAAGACCTGTTACATATAACTACACTCCATTTGCTAATATTCCCGAATCGTATAAGTCATCACCTAGCTTCTTAACGCTACCTATTCATCATAATAAGATTCTTGTTCTTTCGGACATACATTTTCCATATCACGATGAGGAGGCGTTAAGGGCGGCTATTCAATATGGCTTGGACAATAATGTAAATTGTGTTTATCTAAATGGAGATATACTTGACTTCTATGCATTGTCAAGTTTTGATAAAGATCCAAGCAAACCTAAGATGAAGGTTGAACTTGAGCAGGGTAGATGGTTCCTTAAAGAATTGAGAGCCGCCTTCCCAAAGGCAGGGATCTATTATAAGATTGGAAATCACGAACACAGACTAGAGCGTTGGTTAACCATCAAAGCTCCAGAGTGGATTGAAACGGATGAGTTTGAACTTCAAATGCTTTTAAGATTTGGAGAGAATGGAGTTAAATTAGTTGAATCTCAAACAGTTGCTCTTGCAGGGGACTTGTGTATTATACACGGTCACGAGTATAGAGGTGGTGGAACGGTTCAGCCGGCAAGAGCATTATACCTAAAGACAAAAAGAAATACCGTGTGCGGACACTTCCATAGAAAATCGGAATTTGTGACACGAGATATACACGATACTATACACGGAGCTTTTACTACCGGGTGTTTATGTGAGTTAAATCCTGACTATATGCCACATAATGATTGGGTGCATGGATTTTGTCTAGTAGAATTTGACGCTACAGGAAGATTCTCGGTAGACAATAGAATGATTATAAATGGAAAGGTTGTGTAAAAAGAAAAGGAGCCTCCGAGGACGCTCCTAATCTTAACAGGAAGGTAAGGCAAAACAAAAGTACATTATGGGGAATACAAAATAACAGGAAGTTATTCCCTACTAAATCAAGATATTATGATTATCACGAAGGAGGAGGCTCTATCATTGAATGTTGGCGTGGGTAGAGTATTGGTTCAAATACCATACGTTATTACACCCGATATCGTATTAAATAACGCAAAGATTTCGCTACAAGCCGTGAGCGATGAAGCAAGGATTATGCTTGCTGCACGCAGCGGAATTGTTGTTTCTGTTAGCCCAAAAGCAGATTTAGGTCCGCTTAACTACTCATGGGATGGGCCTGTAGAGGTCGAAGTTGGTGATCAGGTTTGGTTTACTCCAGACGCTATTGCTAAGATTTGTACCGTGCAGAGAGATGAAAGTTTCTACTTTGCCTATCAAGATGGTGAGGAAATGATTCATCTTTTAATTGTTCCATATAAAGAACTCGTATTAAGAAAGAGTGATAGTGGATTCCTTGCGCTTAATGACTACGTTGTTTGCAAGCGCGTCCCAATGAAAAAGATTAGTCAGTTCATTATTCTTGAGCATCTTGAAGGTGCATCTGGAGATGAACCGGATATCTTTGACGTTGTTTACACACCGAGTGGAGATATAAAATACGATTGGAAGAAAAACTTTCCTTTCAAAAGTGGATGGAAATCAGTATCTTGCGAAGTAGGTGAAAGAGTAAAGACATTTAGAGGTTCTCCTGTTGACTTGGAATTTGCCTATAACAGGACAATGGAACCACTTGTTTTTATTCAGTCGCACATCATAATGGCTAAGATAGATGGAGAGTAAGTATTCTAAAATGAAATACAGAATAGACCGTGTTCCGAGTACGGAGCAGGTTGTATTCAAGTTTCCTGACCTTGCGCAGCATGGAACTGTTTTCGCTAACAACTTTGGATTGCCGCCTGAAATCACTCCCGACTTTGTATTGAGGTATATCATCTTAATGTACAGTCCAGGAAGTCCAGGCATAGATGCCTATCCACAATTAAGCAAGAGAAAGACATGGGCTTTGAGAGAGTTAGGTATTGAGCCTGAACTAGATGGCTCATATCCACAGACATACAACGATATTCTTTTAAATAAGAACGCAAACGTAAGAGCAAAGATTGTTCTGTTCCTACGATTGCAACAACCGGAGGATTGGGCTATCATGATTCGTGCAGAAGAAATTCTATACGACCTTCTTGAGATGTCTATGCCGGAAGATGCGGTTGACCAAAAGAATCACATCGCTAACATCGAATCTATTCGTAAGCAGCTAAGTGATGCTCGAACTCGATTTATGCAGGGCGAAACAACAAAGGCACTTGAGAATGAGATTACCAAGTTCCTTGCTCAAGACAACTTAGGGATTAGACCAGAGGAGTATATGATGTTTGCCCCTGATTCGAAGCCGCCAAGTAAAAACAAGTCAAACCAAATGTTCCCTGAAGTTGGCAACTAGTAAATGGCATAGCGAATATAAGCGAGAGCAGGAATATGCTGTATACCACGAGCATGATCCTATTCTTGAAACTATTAAGATTAAGCTTCCTTCCGTTGAATCCTTTTATGGAAAAGATTGGGATGAGGCTGTTCAGCTTATTGACGGCTATGGACTTCACCCTAGAAACCAACGCTTTAAACATCAGGAGGTTCCTGAAAAATTAAAGAGCATACAGGATATCATTCGCAAGAAGAATAAATTAAAGAAGCGTGAGGCGGTTACGCAGGAGGATATATACGCAGAGTTAGAATCCAACCGTCTTGAATACAGGAACGAGATTGAGTGGATTCAGGTTCAAATCAAAAGACGCTATCAGGGTTATTGGTTCTTCAATAATGGAGTTCCAACATATATAGATGGATGGCATTATGTGTATCTCAACTTTTGGGATATACAAAATGAAACTCGTCAAGACTCACTTCCGTGGTACCGAGATTTGGATCGCCGCATCTTTCTATTTGCAAAGCACTGCTACACAACAACAGAAGCGGTATATAAGTATCGAGTTACATATAGGCATGAAGGGAACATTAAAACCAAATTCTTTCAGCGTGTAAAGAACGCGGAGGATTTTGCTTCTAAATATCCAGCAGCTTATGTTGATGAAGGTAAGTATGTTGTAGATATGGGTTATAGAACCTGCTACGGATATATCTTCCCTAAGCGACGTCGTATCGGAGCAACTTCGCAAGCCGCCTGTATATTATACTGCATCACAACAGAACGTAAACAACAGAAGGGCGGAATACAATCTATCACAGAGCGTCAAGCAAAAGAGGACGTTTATATAGATAAGGTTGTTAAACCGTGGAGAAAGATTCCATTCTTCTTGAAGCCAGCACATGATGGTACCGACTTCCCAAAAGAGAAGTTATCATTTACATACCCTGCTGCTAGAACGCAAGGGGTTTCGCAAAATAGAATAGCTAGTCACGATGGTTGGATTGAATCGCGCGCGTCTAGTGAAAGAGCATTTGATGGACAGAAGCTTCACGCCTATCTAGATGATGAAGGTGGTAAGCACGGTGACTCAGGTGTTTCTATTCCAAGAAGATGGCAGGACGTTGTTCGTAAGTGTCTATCTCAAGGTTTGCGTATCAACGGATTAGCGATGTTCACCTCAACACTTGGTGAATTTGAGGCAGGTGGTGGTAAGGAATTTTTTGACCTAATTAAATCTTCATATTACGATGAGCGAAACGAAAACGGATTCACAACCAGCGGATTATACACCCTTTTCATCCCAGCATACGACGGGTATGACGAGTGTGTGGATGAGTACGGCAACTCAATCATTGAAGATCCAGTGGAGCCTATTAGAAACTTGGAGGGAAACATGGTTTCCAGAGGAGCTAAAACAATCCTAATGAACACTAGAAAGGACTTAGAAGAGAAGGGACTTGATCTTCGTTTGAACGGAGAGATTCGAGATAACCCCTGGACACTTCAGGAAGCCGCCTCTAAAGCAAGTAAGAATAATAACTTCGACCTTTCTATTTTAAGAACACGTATTAACCAATTAAAGTTTGACCGTCTATTTAGAACAAGAACAGTTAGACTGGATTGGGTAGGTGGATTTGGAAGTAATGTTCGTGTTACGGATGATCCTGAAGGAAAGTATGTGGTATCCTATCTTCCGTCAGATGATCAAAGGAATAAGAAGTACTTCGATAGCGAGGCAAACACGTGGTATCCTTCGCCTGAAGTTGTAAATAGATATATATTAGGGTGTGACCCGTTTAAGTTCAATAATAGGGACGTAAAGGGCCGTAGAAAGTCTAATGGTGGTGGAGCTATGTTCTACAAGCATGATCCGGCATTTGACAGTATGGATAAGCCGGTTGACCAATGGATTAGTAATAAGTTTGTTGTTACCTATAACATTCGTGTTGATGATGGTAATACCTATTGCGAGGACATGTTAAAGTTAGCTATCCTATTTGGAGCGCATGTGTATCCTGAACGTAACGTACCTATTGTAATTGAAAAGTTTCGTGAATGGGGTTATGAGGGTTATCTTTTAAATGACTTGGACCCTAACGGCAAGCTAGCTCAAGCGCCTGGCCGATATACAACGGAAGCCGACAAAGAACAGATATTTACCGAATACATGAATTACATTAGACTGTTTGGTAAGACGGATAATCACATAGAGCTTCTTGAGGAATGTCTTGAGATTAATGACCCAAGCGAGATGACTAACTATGACTTATTTGCCGCAGGTGGGATGGCCCTGCTCGGATCAAAGAGCGCCTTTCCTAAATACTTGCAAGAGGCTAACTCAACGAGAGTTATGGACAACCTGCTAGAATTTTTTGATTAGGTTGAATAAAAATCAAAAAGTATGTTTTTTAGCGTACTCTTATATCTATATTTGTAACCAATGTTGAAATTCAGCGAAATAATCGGTTTTCCGTCCGATAATGTACCTAGAGAGCAAAAAGAATCACTTAGCTTTATTAGCCAAGTTGGTCAGGCTATCTATTCAAGATGGTACAATGGAAGAACCCTGTTTGGCCATAGTGCTACAGGTTGGTTTCAAATGATGACCGACTATGCAGAATCGCGTCAGTCATCTGCACCTTATCGTGACTGGTTCTTGGGAACTAAGAATGATAAGAATAGTACAGATAGAAACTTCACGGAATATTCTCGTAAGGCATATACAAACGTAAGTTATGAGATTGTGAGTCCTGCTCCTAAATTCATTTCTACGATTAAGTCTATGCTTAGTGCAAGTGATTTCAAGGTTCATGTAGAATCTTTGAATAAGGAAGCTAGCTATCAGAAGGCTTATGAAAAGTGGAAACTATACTATGAAGATAAGTTAATTAATCCTATGCGTCAGCAGATTGGACTTCCTGTTAAGGAATATCCTTGGGTTCCTGCTAATGAAACGGAATTGGATATGTACGAGAGATATCATGGCTTTAAGTTGCCGTTAGAAATGGCAATGGCTGATATCGCAGAGCATGTATTTCAAATTAGTGATTGGGATAAGATTAGATTGAGAACAATTGAGAAGTTAGTTGAAACTAATTTCTGCGTTGGTCGTGTATATACTGATGATGATGGATCAACAAAGATGAAGTTCATCAATCCAGCAGCATTTGTAACAGCATATATTGATGAAAGTGAAGAAGCAGAACCGGCATTTGCAGGCCATATTGAAAGGGTTCAAATTAAGGATATTAAGCATAAGTTACTTAATTTGGGTGCTAGTCCACAAGACCTTGAGCAGCTTGCTAGAATATACTATGAAACTCAAGGTTATAGCGATAAGGATTTCAACTTCAATCGCAAGGACCCTGTAACAGGACGTTATATTTGGGAAGATTTCGTTGTTGAAGTTCTTCACTTTGAATATAAGTCTAATGACTACGACTACTTTACAGGTCGCGAGAAGAAGGACGGAACTTATGTGTATGCTCCTGAGGAGTATGGCGTTATTAAAAAGCCGTATGCTGATGGACGTAAGAGAAAAACAGATGTAACCTGCGTGCAGAATTTGTACATAGGAAATTATATTTTGGGTACTAGATTCGTTTACGATTATGGTATGCAAAAGAATATGATGCGTGACTCTAAAGGAAATGTAGCGTTAAGCTATTTCTTTGAGCGTATCCCAGGAAAGGCTATCGTTGAAAGATGGAAGCCGCATCTTGACTCATTAATGTTGACATGGATTAAGTTACAAGCCGCTAAATGGAGTGCTGCACCTAAAGGTCTTATGATTGATATTGGACTATTGTCTAATATGGATATGGGATTTGGTAAGATGACTCCACTAGAGCTTATTCGTATCCGTCGTCAAACAGGTAATCAATTCATTCAGTCTAAGACAGACATCTTGAATAAAGGTGGTGGGGCTAATTCTATTCAGGAGCTTCCTGGAGGTATCGGACCACAACTTCAAGAGTGGTTAACTTGCTGGCAGGATGATATGAATCGTATCATGGACCTTGCAGGTATTACTCCTGCTATGGCTGCTCAACCTACAAATAATTCAGAGCAGGGATTAGGAGTGGCTCAAATGGAGGTTGATTCAACTAACCATGCGATGTACCCTCTTAAAAAGGCATTGATGAGATTTAAGGAGAAGGCTGCTAGAAAGGCTATCCTTATGACTAGAACAAATATCAAGTTTGATAAAGATGTAGAGAAGTATTATGCTAATCTATTAGGCTCTGAAAAGATGAACGCCTTAAATTCATTTGAGGATTTAACTCTTGATCAAATTGGAATTACATTAATATCAACTCCTACTGCCCAACGCAAACAGGTGATTATGCAAGCCGCCCTAGAATCTATGAAAGTAGGTAAAAGCGGAATGCCTGGAATTACAATGGGTGACTATCTCTTCATTGAGAAGGAACTTGAGAAGGGTAATGATGAGTTTGCTTCATGGTATTTAACCCTATCAGAAGAGCGTTCTAAGCGCGAAATTCAAGCTCAAAAGGACAAGGCTATGCAGATGAACGCGCAAGCTCAACAGCAGTCAGCTATGATGGCTCAACAAGCTAAGGCACAAGCTGATATAGCTGTTCAACAATTGAAAACAGAAGGAATGCTTTCAGAGTACCAACAAAAGGCACTTCTTGAACAAGTTAAACACAACCATAGAATGGCTGAGCTTGCACAAGAGGGTACACTTGAAAAGCAAAAAGAGGTAGAAATATCAGGTAATCTATAATAACATGGAAGGTAACGAAAACAACTATTTGCCAGCAGATGTTGCTGCAAATGCGGCTATCGAAGGATGGTCACAAGATCGCATCGAACAGGAGATGCAGAAGTACACAATGCCAGAGGGCTTAGAAGAGGGTTCTCCTATTGAAACACCTGTAGTAACTCAAGAGGAGTTAGCTGCTGTTTCAAGTGATGAGCCGTCAATTTCGGAGCCGCCAGCAACTCCATCATTTGACCTAACAGAACTAGGCTTTAATTCAGTAGATGAGTTAAAGAGTTATGTTCAAGCGTCAAAAGGATATAAGGAGGTTGCTGATAAGTATAAAGAGGTTGAAGATATCGTTCCATTTGCACGTGATATTAAAAATCCGTTTGCAAACGATACCATTCATCGTCTAAACAACTTTGTTCGCACTACAGGTATTGATGATTTGAATTTAGCTACTACAATCCTTAATACATCAGACGAGTCTTTGAAAACCAATCCTGTAAAGGCTTTGGCTATTTTGGAAATTCTGAATGATAAGGAGTTAGCAGGTCTTGGTTTAGACCGCGTAATGGAATACGTGGCTAATAAAAACAACATGGATGTGGACTCTACGTTCGATTCAGTTGATGAAATGCCTATCGGGCTTCGTATTGAAGCGCAGAAGGCGTTAAAAAGTATTGAAAACAAAAGAAAAGAGTTCGATACTAACCAGGATTATTTCACATATTTGCAAACACAACGCAATGATAGCCAACGGGCTATGGATGAGAGAAGTCAACAATGGGAAAATGTGTTAGCACAAGTACCAGAGAAGATGAAATCTATTCCTATTAAAGTTAATGTAGAAGATGTTGGAGATGTAACTATAGACTTCGCGGTAAGCAAAGAGGATCTAGACCGTTACATCCCTGAGATTAAACAATACATGACTGGAATGGCTCCAGATGAACAAGGCGTACAAACGGCTATGAAAGTTCTCGAAAACCGGGTATGGTTAGAAAACAGAGAACAAATTATGAAACAAGTACTTAAGTCTGCGGCTGGCAAACTTAAGGAAGATACCATCAGAAGTGTACATAATGGTGGGAAAGTAGTAGACCGTAAAGACGCTCCGTCAGGAGATATTAAGGAAAGTCCACACCTATCGGCAACTCGTGCAGCGTTAGGCTTTTAAAAAAAACACACAAATAAAAACATTTTAAAAAATGGCTACTACTATTCCAATTGTAAATCACTCGTATGGTACGGGCGCCGCTAATTACGGCCAACATACGCTTTTGTCGTCTATCGACGCACTTCCTCCAGACGTATCAACTAAATTGTATCGCCGTTTCGGTGGTCAAGGTTTGGAGATCTTAAACCTTTTAATCGCTCAAGGAGCTAAGCGTGTTATCACGAACTCTAACGGTGGTTTCCACTTCGAAGAAAATCGTTACCATAGCAAATTAGCTGCTACAGCTATTGGAGCTTGGTCTGGAGGTTCTCCAACTGAATCTTTCACTTACGATGCTTCTCAAGAAGTTGATTCTACTTCAGTTCAGTACTACGCGTATCCTGCAATCGGTGACTTGGTTATTGACCTTGACACTGAACAAAAAGGACGTATTACAGCTAAATCTAACTCAGGTGATATCTTCACTTATACTGTTGTTACTTTAGATGGTTCTAACTGGTCTGCAACAAAACCAACTTTGGTTATCTACTCTTCTTCTTTCGATGAGGATACTGCACAACCAGAGGCAAAGGCTAGCTACTGGGAGAAATTTTCTTTCCAATTGCAACGTCACAAGACAACCGCTAAAATCACCGGTGATGCTTTGACTGACAAACTTTATCCTGTAATGATGGATGATGGTAAGTCTTTGAAAGGATTCCACACACACTTGTTTGCTCAACACGAATACCGTCACCTTTTGGGATTGGTTGGTTCTATGATCTACGGTGATGTTACAACTGCTGCTGGACAACCTTCTACTACTAAAGGTATGGTTGAAACTTTCAAAGATCGCGCTGTTCAAGAGGCTTGGACTTCTGCAACTTTGGTTGATGACTTCTATAACTTAGTTAACGGTTTGAAAGCTAACTGGGTTGGAACTGACCTTATCGGTTTGTTATCTAAAGATCTTTATGTTGCTGCTGAACAAGAGTTGTTGAGCTACACTAACAACGTAAACATCGCATCTACTCGTCAAGAAAGTGCTAAGACCATCTTTGGTAACAACACTGACTTCGAAACAATGATGTCTACATTCGCGTTCAGCACAATCACTTTGAACGGTAAGAACTTAAACTTGAAATCATTTGACTTGTCTTATGACCCAGTTATGTTCGGAGCTACTTCATCTGCTAAGTTTAAAGACTACGGATTCTTTATCCCTGCTGAGAAGTCTGCTGATGCTCAAGGTGTATTGCGCAACTGTGTTGAATTAACATACAAGTCTATGGACGGTGAAGATCGTTTCATGAAGGTTTGGGATGATGGAGCAGCTTCTCCACGCCGTCTTGGACCAAACGACAACTATGTTGTTTACATGTTGACTCAATTCGGTTTCGACTGGTTCAAAATCGAGCAATGCGGTCTATTGTACAAATAAGATAGCTTATAATAAGGGTGGGGATAAAGCGTCCCTACCCTTTATATTTTCAAATTAAAATTATAAATCATGTTATACAGAGAAGGCAAAAGGTTAACAAAAGAGGATTTGCAAGATCATATTGAAATCCTAAAACAAACATTCCCATCGTTCTTTAGAAAACAGGGGGCTTTACCAATTTATTACAACTACGCTAAACACAGAATGCGTGTTGTTGATTTGTTCACTCCGGGAGGAGATGTGAAAGTTGGAAATCGGGTTATCCCACCAACACCAAAAGGTATCAAGTCTATTGGACACGATATGGAAGATGGCTTCAATGTAGAAGTTATTTTCTCTAAATCAGCTCCAAACTATGCAAATGGAGATTACAAGTTTAACAATCTAAATTTTCAACTTGCTCATAATTCTAAATTAGAACCGTCAACAGACTTAGAGCTGTTAATTTTCTTATGGTTCTATTGCCCTGAATTTAACAATAACGATTGTGCTTATAAAAAGGATAATGCTGATTTTACTTTCATTATTCCTGCTGATGATGTTGAAAGCAAGTGGGATAATATTTCTGCACGCCGTAAGTTTGAAGATGAGATTCTTATCGAAGGAAGCAGAATTTCTTTTGAAATGTTAAAAGCAGTAATGACTAAAATGAACATTCCTGTTAGAGATGAAGAGAAGGTGGATCGTATCACATTGTTTGATTTGGTTTCTGGGTCTAAAGCATCTCAAGAGAAGTACTATTCAATTAAGCGTTCTATTGCCCCTGAAGCAGAGGTTGTGGTTAGCAAACCTAAAGCTTCGGAAGCCGCCCCTAAAACAGTAGAGGCAGTAGTAGAAACAACAAGCTTAAAGAATCGAGTTGTTGCTTTGATTGAGGCTACAAAAATTTACAATGACGGTACAGATTGGAAGATTAAGACAGGAGGAAAACCGAAGGCTATTTGCAAGGTTGCAGGTACAGGTGAGGATGAAGAAATCTTTAATCTTATCGAGTTCGTTACGAGTAATTTAGAGGCTCAAGAGGCTATCGAGAAATACTCAAAGTAAAGTAGAATAAATTATTAAAAGGGCGGTTGGATTTTCCTCCGCCTTTTTTAGTTTTGTACAAACGTATACGTATTATGGCACTAAATTTCAATGTAGTTACATCGTTCAACATCGACACAAAAACGGTAACTGTAACGGATAATACAACCTATTCAGCTCAAGGTGTAAACCCTTCAGTTGTTTCTATAAAAGGACTTTTGACAATTACGGGACCTTCGGGTTCTGCTTTTGTTTCTATAACAAATCCTGCTACCCCTGCAACTAATATCAGTACAGGTGTTGATGTTGCAGGTCCATATAATCTACCTGTAGCATCAGGAGATATTTTAAACGGAGCGTATTCTGTAACATATAGCCCTCAATACTACTATACACAAGCTGATATTAACATCTCAAGTGTTGGAAACACAGTAACACTTCCGGGAGTTAATATTGCCGACCTGTTTGATGCAGGTGATGTATTCTTTATTTCATTATCTGGAGCAGGAAACAATGGAAGTAAAACGGTTGTAAGTGCAATTAATAGCGGGTCAGATACGGTTATCACTATTTCAACAGCTCTTACAACAGAAGCTGGTGTCGCTACCTTTACATATAACGGAAATGATCAGGTTGATTTAGATTACACGTATAGCGGATGTACTCTTCCTGTTGCATCTGTAACAGCTACATACGATTGCCAATCATCACAGTTTGGTTCAATTACTTTTGAAGATACTACCGACTATTTAGATTTTACAGTTTCGTCACACAGCTTAACAGCATACTACCCTAGTGGGTTGTATCCAGCTCCTGCGACCAACCCTCAATCTACAGGTTTATATATTTTAACATTAACGGAATTAGCTACAGGTACATGGACTAAATCCGTAGCCGCTACATTAACAAAGACTCAAGATGATGATTTAGAACTATCAGTTAGTTTAAATTCATCTACTGAATTTGTAGTGACGTGTGTTGGAACCTTATGCAATTTAAATGATTGTGTTCAAGCTCTTTATACAAAGCATATGGATGCTTTAAATTGCGGAAGCACAAGTCCATACACTAAATACGCAGAAGGTATTGCGCTTCTTTACCCTCTAGCAAAGGAGGCACAAGCATGTGGTAATCAAGCTGAATACGAAAGCTACTACAATCAAATGGTTGAGTTGTTAAGCGCAAGTGGTACTGAGTGTGATTGTAACTGCTGCGGAAACACAACTAATCCACAATGGATTGATAATGCATCTCAAACAGGAACTCCTGCCTTTGAAGATTTATACAACTCATATTTAGAGCTGTTAGCTCAAGTTGAAGCAATACCTTCAATCGTTGGTCCTGAAGGTCCTGTTGGCCCACAAGGTCCTGAAGGTCCTGCTGGTTCAGCTGGAGAGAATGGAGAGACAGGAGCAACAGGTCCGCAAGGTCCTGAAGGCCCAATGGGCCCTGCCGTTCCTGCCGGATTAACCTGGGAAGGTTATTGGGATTTAGATGTTACATATCAAACTTATGATGTTGTTCTTGATGATGCAAATGGAACTATGACGTCTTATGTTTGTATAAATGGCCCATTAACTTCAAATACTCCACCTCCATTTGATACTGGCAATTGGATTGCATTGGCTAATGCAGGTGCTCCAGGTAGTCAAGGTCCTATAGGTCCTGCTGGCGTTGATGGAGCTACAGGTCCCGAAGGCCCACAAGGTCCTATTGGCCCACAAGGCCCTATCGGAGAAACAGGTCCACAAGGTGAGCCCGGAACTCCTGGAAGTGTAATTTATCAGCAAACAAGTATTGAATTTACCAGTGGATCTGTTGCTGGAATTTCTAATGAACCTCTAAATCAATACGTAATTCCTGCGGGATCATTGATTTACGGTCAAATATTAAAAATTAAATACACTGTTTATTGTGCAGGTACAACAGCTCCAAATAATCAAATTTCATTAAAATTAAAAATATCAAACAGCTCGTCATTAACATCATTTAATGAATCTGTGGGATTTTTATTATATTTTCAAGGGTTTTCTAACTCTGGAACTTTTGAATCTATATTATACGCTACTCCAACAGCATCAATTAATGTACTTGAAAAAACAGGTAATATTGATGATTATGGCTCTACTTTAGATATTACCCAAGATTTGTATATTACTCCATATATATACAATCCAAGTAATTTAACTAAAAATTACACGTATTATGGTATTGAAATAATCGCATAAAACAAAAACATCAATAAATATTATATTAAAAAATAAAAATATGTTCATAAAGAATTGGTACTACCTAAAAAAGAATGCCGCAGGATTAAAGAAGGAAACTATTGAAAACCCTTCAGATACATATGTAAATATTGTAGATGTAGACAGCCCTAATAGTGGTAATATTATATCTATTACTAATCTTTCATCTAACGCAACATTAAATGTTAATAACAACCTATCTGCTGAGGGAACAACATTAGCAAATACAGATTTAACATTATCTTATGGTGTTAACATAATAACTACAGCGACTGCTACTAATTATGCTTGCAAGCTGCCATTACCAGTAACAGGTAAAATGGTTTATGTTATCAACAAGTCTAATATGACTGTATTGTTATTTCCTTCAATGGCTGGAGGTCAAATCAATAATAACCCAATAGATGCTCCTGCAAGCATTCCACCTGACGGAAGATCTTATCAGTTTATATGTACAGAAAATCCTCTTCCTGGAGAATGGACTTGGAATCCAGCTACTGTCGCTCAATACGATAGCGGTGTAATTACTGTAGCTAATACAGGAACAATTGGAAATGGTGTTATTAGCGCAGCTGATAGTACTCAATATTTAATAGGGGAAAGTTTTTTTGCTAATTCATATTGGGCTTACAACGGAGCGTTTAAACCTACATATCCTAATCTTACTGTAAATAATATCCCAGGATTTGTAGGGATTGCATTTCAACCATCTACTCCCTGGAATAGTATTATTAAAGTTAAAGTGTATACAAACATATCATCTACAGGCCTAAGTAGTTTTCAATGGGGTCTTACTTCAGCTGCTGCAATGAATAGTTATCTTCCAGGAACATCTGTTTTTGAAGGACTCACTCCAGGATGGACGTCTGCAGCTGGCAACTTAGGAGATTTTGGAACTGTAAACCAAACTGTCACAGGTGCTACTTTAGGTGTTCATGAGCTTACAGCAAATGTTGGTGATCCAGGAACGGCTTGGGGAGAACTTTCCTATGATACATACCCAATTTCTCAAGCAGGTATTTCAACCATAGGTACAAAGTATTTAGGTGTAGATGTTGATGGAAACGACGCCTACTCAACTCAGTATATCAGTTTCAATTTACAGCCTAGAATCAACAACTTAGTTGGATTAAAATTCCGTTTTCTTATTGAGTATTCTTAATATTGATAAAATATGAATCTAGGAGAAATATTAGATAAAGTATACAACCAACTAGGTAAAGACCAGTATGGTGGATACATTACTCCAAGAAATTACAATGAGGCTATTAAGTGGGTCAATCTTGAACAGATTAATGACCTACTTAAAGTCTTTGAAGAGAAACGTGAGATTACTGACGACCTTCTTCCTTTTGTAACTACTATTGGTGATAGTGGAACCACGCCTATCCCGGTTGATTCTTTTGGGTACTACGAGTTCCCAGAGGATTACTACTACTATGTTCGCTCCTATACTTCTCAGTTTGACAATACTTGCGCAGGTGCAATTGAAAAGGTTCGTCCTATTGAGTTTTTGAATCAGGCAGATTTTGGATATCGTATTGGAACAGAGATTATGGCTCCGAGTTTGGACCGTCCAATATCAGCTATTCAGAACAACAAGATGCTTTTAAGACCTATTGGAATCGAAGCCGTAACATTTACATACCTTCGCCGTCCAACAGATCCTGTATTTGACTATGACATTGTAGATACAGAAATCTTCTATCTACCACCTGGAACATACCATCAGAACAACTCTGTTGCTCCTATAGGGACTCCAAGTGCAAGTGTTGAGTTTGAGTGGCCGGAGTCGGTTACATACAACCTTGTTGAATTGATAGTAAAATACTTTACAATTAATATCAGATCTCAGTTTAACTTGCAGACATTAGATATAAATAAAGGACAATAATGATTACTAAAAGACAGATGGTCGAATTGATACAGAACCGCCTAGCAGGTGGGGATGTAACGGAGGATATCAAAGGAAAGTATCCCTATCAAGTTATTGCCTATCTTATCGGTCTAGTATATACCGACGTTGTCTATTCTAATCCTCAGGCTAAGAAGGATGCTTCTGTTCCCTACGATTTAGATCGTCAGGGGGCGGCTCCAAGATTTTACGTTGACCTTCCTGCTACACCTCTTATGGGTAGCGAGAGTTTAACATACATTAGTGGAAGTGATGGGTGTTGGTATCCTCCTCGTATGGGGACTATTGAGAACCACATCATGAATATTTTGAAGCCGCAAACTAATCTTGTAACAGCCTATCTACAAGGACGTAAATTGTACTTCAACGGAACTCCTACAGAAACTATTACGGTAGAGATGATACCTAACCCTAACTCAATGTCGGATGACGATTATTTGACGGCTCCGGGAAAGGAATCTGCTATCTTTCAGATGGTAGTTCAAATGATCCAACAGGCAGGATTGAAGCCAGAAGAGGTGTATAATAACAATGTCCCTGATTCGGACAAACCAACACAGCCAGCTAAATAATGGAGCCAGTTAAGAATATTACATACGTTACGATGTCAGCAATTAGCCGAATGAAAAACTTCGGCTACACTACTAGCGACTACGAATGGATTGAGCAGCTAGCCATTGAGTTCTATCAAGAGAAACTCCGTGGCTATGAAATGCCTTCTGTTGTGGTTGACTATGTTACTGTAAATGCTAACACTCGTATTTGGCCGATGCCAAGTGATTTCATTCGTTATACCAAAGTAGGTTATAAGATTGGAAATCGTGTGTGGACACTAGGTATAGACAATACTATTGCTCTATCTACAGGTCCTGAAATATGCAATGATATACAAACAGCAGAATCAGGTGCTATCGGCAGTGGATTTTGGATAGCCGAAGGATTCTATAACGGAACATACTATGGACCTCTATACACAGCTGGCGGTGGATTTAACATCAACTACTATAGAGTTAATGAAGCTGAAAGATACATTCAGTTCGTTGAGGCACTACCTACGGGTCAGGCCGTTGTTGAGTATTTAAGTTCAGGCAGAAATGTTAATGGAAATACTCTAGTGCCTGTTGCCTATGTTGAAGCGTTTAGAAACTATTTGATATGGCAGATGTGCGAACTCAAGCCGGAGATTGTTTCTATGGCTAAGGATAAGGAAAGACAGTACAAGGATACCCTATGGGATGCGAATATCTTGGTTAAAGGACCTACAATGGATGAGGCGATGGATACCATTTACGCAGCTTGTGGATTTAACATTCGCTAATGGAAGCAAAAGATATTATATTTTCAGGTGGAATTAACACCGATGATGAGGCACGCCTAATTCCCAATGGTGATTTTAGAATGTCCAAATATACACGCTCAGGTTCAGCAGAATCGCAGAATCAGGGGGCTATGGAATCTATGCCGGGGAATCTACTTCATGATAACCCTGACCTTCCAGCAGGATTAAACACAGTTATCGGTAGTGCTAGATGGATTGAAGGTTCATCTATTATTTACATGGTCCACAACTCGGCAGGCGACCATACAATTTGGTCATATAATATCAATGACTTCTCAATTACTCTAGTGCTAGGAAACTGGTTATTGGGTAATGGAGGTACAGCCCTTAACTTCCAACTTTCAAATAAAGTATACCACACCAATATCGTAGATAACCTATTGTATTGGACGGATGGATACTTTGATAGTTTTGAATACAATGTTGATGGGCTATTGCAATTCAATCCGCCGAGAAAGATTGATATAAACAAGGCAATTAAGTACATGGATTCCGATGGAGCAGATCCTGAAGGATATCCTGTAAACGCTTTTTCTACTATTGATGAAGCGTTCTATACAATGGACGCCGCCAAACACCCTCCGTTATTTAGTCCTGCCTGTGAGTATTTTGACAACACTGATATTAGTTTTAATAAGCTTAGAGGCAATCAATATCAGTTTAGATATCAATACATCTTTGATAATAATGAGGAGTCTAAATGGAGCCCTATTACGAAATTACCACTACCTGTATACGATGAGTTTTTAGGTGGTGCTGATACCGTTAATCCAACTAGAGATAATAGTATCAATATTGAAGTTGAAACAGGCCCGCATTTAGTAAAAAAGATTAGAGTAGCATATCGCATTGGAGAGAATGGAGTTTGGGGAGCGTTTGTTGAAATGGATAAAAAGGATTTAGGTTTAATAGATCCAGACAACCAAACTTTCACCGTTATATTTAATGGTAATACCCAAATCAAGCCGGCTACATATACAGAGTATAATTTTGATTCTATTCCGCAAGTAGCTAGTTGTCAAGAGATACTTTCAAACAATAGCATTGTATACGGTAACTATTACACCGATTATGATTTGTTGACGGACATTGATATGGAGATTAACCGAGTTGTTACTCCATATGACTATGTAGATATTAACGGAGTTAAATTAACTAACGTAGCAGGACATATAATCTCCTATTACGATCCAAATGGGATTGATTCAAGATTTGTAGGTTCATATAAAACTGTATTCGCAGTTGGTCCACTTCCATTTCCAACTCAAAACCCATACGGTTCATATATAGATTTCAGAGCGTCTGACTATTGGCCTACAATGGAAGAGGGGGATGTGTTGAGTTTTGGCCTATGTGAATTAGATGACGCGGAAACATCATACACAATATACTACACAATAACAGCAGCGGACATAGCTGATTTTGGTGATTTCCAACAGAACTTTTGTGACTACATAAATACTACATATCCAGGACTTGGATTTGCACAGCCATTTGCTGTATCGCCATATTCAGGTGGTGGTTATGGCCCTGATACTATTATTCATATTGATAATGCTCTAGTAGGTCCTGTTGACGGAACTAATACATTTGATGTAGACGAGAGAATCTATTGGTACAGAAGAAACAAGGTTACTAAATCACTAAAGACAGGTTCTAAAAAGGTATTTGGTATTCAGTACTACGATAGAGCTAATAGATCAGGAAGTGTTCAATACAAGGCTAGTAATATTATACAAGCTGAATTAGATGTTCCGTTTCCATCACAGGAAACTGATGCAGGAGTTGCAGGGTATAAGCCATACACAGTTTCTGCTGAATTAACTATTAACCATTACCCACCTGATTGGGCTACCCATTATCAGATTTTGGTTAAGAAGGATGAAACAATACTTAATTTCCAACAGAGAGGTTTTACTAAAATTGAAGTAGATCCCGAATCATACACTTCTGCACGATTAAAGATTAGTCTTGAAAGTTATTTTTTAAAAACGTACAAGGGAGCAACCATAAATCAAACGCCGCAAAAAGGTGATATGGTTAGATTTTTAAGAAGGTATTCAAATCCCGTGTCTTTTTGGCCAGGGCCTATGAACGCTTCTAACATGACTTGGCTTGGTGCGTTTTCAAGATCTTCATCAGGTAATAGATATGACTACTGTTCTGAATACTTAGAATTAGAAGTTCTTGAGTTTTTACCAGGAGGTGGATTTGATGCTTCAGATGCTATTATTGTAAATAACTTTGACTGGCAAACAGCACTAGGAACTAGAGCTGATGATTACGGTGGACTTCTTGAAATATATTCTATTAAGAAGGAGCAGGAGGATGATATTTGGTACGAAATAGGATCTGAATTTACTATTGAAAATCCTCATACGGAAGATAGATATCACAATGGAAATACTCAAGACCAAGACGCTACACTTCCAGCTATCGTTGATATCGATTATGGAGATGTATATTGCCGTTTGAGAGATATGGGTAAGGGTGTCCTTGAATTTGAAGTTTCGGTTGGAGAACAGGACGCTAACGATACTAATCATATTTTGTATTGGATTGAGGACCCTAACTATAGCGACTTCTACAATTCTGATAATCATGGACGTGGTAGATTTGGTGTCGACGACGTAAATGCGAAACGCCGCCATCTTAAATCAAGTGTAATACATTCACTTCCTCTTGTTCAGAATAGTAATATCAACGGCCTCTCAGCATTTCAGGGGTTAGGTTCAAGTCTATACCTTGATGATACATTTGGTTCTATCAACCGATTAAAGCAGGTTGGATATACATTAAAGACATTGCAAGATAGAAAGGAAACTGCAATTTACATTCAAAAGTCATACGCTACAGGTGGTGATGGAACAGGTCAACTTGCCTACACGGATAAAGTATTTGGTGGTGTTAATCCATATGACACTTTGTTTGGTACAGTTCATCCAGGAAGCGTGCAGTTGATTGAAGGTGATTTGTACTATTTTGATTATCACACAGGAGCGTTTATCAGAACATCTAATAATGGTCAGAATGATATATCAAGTGGCAAGTATAAGTTTAACTACTATACTTCTACAAAGGCTACTGACATATCTTTGAATTTCGATAAGTACGAAATCATATCAATGATTGATGAGCAGAACATGGAGTATGCTAATTTCTTTAGAAAATATGACGATACTCAAGAAATATTAAATTGCAGAATAAACGAAACAGGATATGTAATAAGTGTTATTAATAGCGCTGAAAATTTAATAGAACTTTTACCTCCAGGCACTTCAATACTATTATCAGGTTCGTCACCTACAAATGACACATACAACACGGTTGTTAGCGTTGAGTTGGTTGGGACTGACGACTACGATATAACAGTTACTAATGAGGTTACCCTCCCGTCAAATGTAGGTTTTAGAATACTACTTGATGTATATTCAACAGAGGGAGTTGTATTCTCATACCTAAGAGATAGATGGATTACAATGGTAGACTACACCCCAATGTGGGCTGAAACACTTGGTATTATCAATGTGTCTTGGGATGTTAATGGTCAAGTTTATTCTCATAATGATGGCGCTGAACTTAATTTCT